CGCCCCCTCCCTACTACCCCCTATACCCCACCTGCGCGGTTTAAGGCGTCCTAATGCGGAAAGCCGCGTTTTGGCGGTTGCCTTCTGATAATGTCTATTATCATCAGTTCTCCGCATTAGGACGCGCTAAACGCGGTGCCGCGCCGCGCTGCTTTTCGTTGCTGCGCATCGCCCTCCCAGCGGAGCGCCATAACGCAGCGCGTCATTGCGGGGTGGGGCGGGCCGCCTACGTTGACTTTGCGCCACGAAGCGTTCTTAAGTAAATCACTTAAGTTACTTATTTACGTAAGTTACTCAACAATTAACCCGCCCTCTCGCAGAGCTGCCCTCTCGCCAACGTCGCCCTCTCGCAGAGCTGCCCTCTCGCCAACGTCGCCCTCTCGCAGAGCTGCCCTCGGGCCGGTCGGTACCTGTTGTCGGCTAGGCAAAGGCCGTTTTCCCTCAAAATATCACCTTCCTATCAGGTTCCTCTAATCTTTTACACGGAGCAGTGTAGGTCAAAATACAAGCCCCGCTTTACGGCGTTGCAAAGCGTTAAACCGCGTTTGCGGAGAAATTATCAGCAACAGCGTTTTACTGCTTTGCAACGCGGTAAAGGCTGTCTAGCGGGGCATTATGCTATGATGCACTCACGAAACAAACGCGGCCAACACAAACGGCCAACAAACGCAAGGGGTGACGCGCAAACATACGAAACACACAACAGAGAACCGGCCTAGTGAGTGTACGCTACTCTTACGGCTCTCTCTTCTAGCCTTAACCCTGTACGTTAAGTGCTGTAGCAAATAGGTACCTAGTACGTCATTAGCTCTGGAGACAGAGTAGGACAGAACGGCAAACCGACAATACAGCTAGAAGGAAACGCATTGGCCTAACGGCGCTAAGGCTAAAGTAGCGCAATCCGTTTCCTGCGTAATCGGAACAACAAAACGCAGGGCCATTGGTGTACAAATGCTACGCAAGAGAGGATCAGCAATGAGCAGGTTCGAAGGCGGCACCGTTATCTGTGGGACGCTGCGCAGCGAGGATCTTATTCCAGAGTTTACCCGCGTTCTGGAAAGTCTCGCGCCGACAACTGCGTCGCGGTACGCGGCCAGGTGGGACGACGTATACGCGGGTCTGGAAGCTGTGTACTTTCCAGAGGATTTGTACGCCGAGGCGACGGAACTAGTTGAGTATCTGATCGACGCGCTGCACGCGAACGCGCCAGACGGTTACTGCTTCGGCGCACACCCTGGCGACGGTGCGGACTTCGGTTTCTGGCGGATTGACGATGACGACTTTTAAAGCGCTGCGAAGTAACACAACGCGCTAGCGCACAATCACAGGACAATTTACTATGACGCTTGCGATCTGGTTCCTGTTCGCCTTCGTGCTTGTGCCGTTCGTTGTCGGCGCGTTGTGGCGGCTTCTCGACTAGTGAGGTGCCTGTGGTTATCCGCTCCACCGACCTTATCCACCTGAACCTAACCGCACAGGCGTGGCCTATCGGTACAGAGGTACGCAAGCGCTACGGCAAAAAGCCGTATCGCTACAGTCAGGTAGTTGGTTACAGCTTCCACCCGGTAACAAGGGAAGTGCTGATTATCACGGCCCCGAACGACGATCCCTCCGACGAAAACTATCACTTCCCGCACGAAATTTGCCGCCCCGGCTGGCTAGGTTAGGTTAAGACCCTGCCGCTATCTACGGTCGCGGCGTCGCAAATGCGCCGCGACCAACAGGAGATACACCCCTATGAGCGCCGACAAGTTGAAGAATTATCGCGACCGTGACGGGCAACTGATGAGCTACACCGAGACAGGTTGCTACCCGGTTTTGTACGTCACTGACGACGGTTGCTGGATCTGCCCTGCTTGTGCGCGTTCGGTAGACGCAGACGCCCCTGCCGACTTTGGCGGTTTGGAAGCCGGTGAAGTCTACTACGAAGGGCCGATTGTCTACTGCGAAGATTGCAACGCAGAGATCGAAAGCGCGTACGGCGACCCCGACGCGGAAGAAGAGGAACTAGAGGGGCGTGTCACGTCGGTAGATTTCCCTGTCGGTTCCCGCGTCGCGTATGGCGACGCCCTCGGCGTTGTAACCGGGCACAGCCACACGAACGAAGAAGTGGTGTTTGTCCAATTTGACGACGTAGACCCGGACGAATTCGATCCTGCGCGGATCTTGGTATCCGCGCTACAGCTCGCGTAGTTTGTCGCCCGATAGGCGGCGCTTGCACAAGCGCCGTTATGGGTCGAGGAATTATCACAGAAGGACAACACTAATGAGCGCCTACGCAGGAACCAACTGGAACGACGTTGAAGCCGCCGCCGTAGCACTTACCGGAAACTTTCGCCGCTTTACCAACTTCGCCTACTTTGGCGACAAAGACGCTAGCTGGGCTATCGTCTACACGCACAATCGCGATAGCGGGCTGCTAGACCAAAGCAACGCGGCGGCGATTGCAAAGGCGCTGGCACGCTTCCCGGACGACGTAGTAGAGATTTGCCATTCGCATTGGGCGGTAGGGTACGTAGACGGTTTTGAGTTGCGGGTATACGCCACGGGCGGCGCGATTACCCCCGCGTTTGCAACGTATTGCGAGCTGCAAGCGCGACTAGACGATTATCCGGTCTTGGACGAGGACGATTACAGCGAGCGCGAACGCGAAGCGCTGTACGAAAACGTCTGTCAAGGTCTGCGAATGTCGCCCTTCTATTTCAGCGCCGATGAAGCCGACGCCGCTGCCGAAGGGGTAATTCGCTGGTTGTGGAATCACGACCCGGGAGCGATTGACAATCGCGACGATCAGGGCGGATACCCGAACGATGACGAACTAGCCAAAGCGTTGGAAGCACTCGGCTATAGTTGGGAGGACTAGCTAGACCCTACCGTCCTCTAACGTAGTTCTGCACTAACCGCACAATAGTAGAGAAGGGATATACCCCAATGATTATCCGCGCAACGTCGTTTGACCGCTGGCTTTCAGCCAATTTCACTCGCAGTGAGCTTGCAGACATAACCAACCACGGAGCCGATACCGGATACGCGGGCCTTACCTATTCTTCGGACTTGAAAGCCCTCTGGAATAAGTTTGACGAAGAGATTTACGATCTCGTCTACGAATACGCGGTAGGTTCTGCGGGGTATGACAGTGTTCCCGCGTTCCTGGCGGCGCAAAATAGGTGTACTGACTCGGCTGGCTTGCTGGTATCGGTTCTGGTTTGGACGGCGGCAGAGGTTCTGGCCTATGCGAAGACCAACAACGACTAATTGCGAAGTAATACGCCGCAAACGCGGCTAGAAACAGGACAAACCAATGAGCGCCGACACAATCCCCGCCTTTGTAGAAATCGACGTTTGCCTTGAACCAGAGTACGACCACCGCCCTGATGACCACTTTGAGGACGCGGACACTCTTCATTGGGTGCGGAACCAGTTGGCGCGGGGCAACGAATGGGCGTGGACTTCCGTGTCCGTTCAGGCGGTGGCATACAGCGGGGCCGTCGGCGTTAGTGGAAAAGTTGCCATAGGAACCGCGTTTCGTGGCGGGTGCTCTTACCTGAACGAACAGGACTTTAAGACGGGTGGCTATTACGAGGACTTAGTAGCCGAAGCGGTTAGAGAGTTACGCGCCGAATTGGAACTGGTTCTAGCAGAAGGTATTGCTTCTGCGGCGCTTCTGGATAGTTGGGCGTCGGACGATAACCGCTCTGTAAGTTACTGGCAACGCGAAAAGGCTCGCAACAAAGTATATCACGGCGAACAGGCGCAAGCGCTTTTGGAAGAGTGGCCCGCCTAGTTGTAGGCCGATAGGGTGCGCTCTGCGAAGAGCGCACTTATGGGCTTAGGACTAACCAGTAAGGAAGCTGCAATGACAACGCTACAGCTAGAGGATCTGGGAACGGAGACGTTGGAAGAGGGCCGCTACGTCAACCTGATTGTGCGCCGAACAGCCGGAAAGCTCTATTCGATGACGCTAGAGCTTACCGAAGAGGGACGGGAAGTAATCGAATACGTCAACTCCCGCGAATGGGTAAGCGATACGAAGCTGGCCGAGCTTCTAGAAGACCACATTACGGGTGGATGGTGGGAGTTTATCGCCCCCGAAGAAGTGGGGGCGCTCACAGACGCGCCTATTCTGGCTAAGTCAGACAACGTACACCGAACGAAAACCGGGCGACTTTGGAAAGTCACTACGCTGTTCTGGTACCCGGATTACGCGCTACGTTGCCCGGTGGACGTGTTGGCCCGCGTCGGTCGTGTAACGTTTGTAGCGGCTGAGTAGAAAAGAGGAGACTACGACTATGGTCTACGTCAATCGAGAAGACTTGCTAGGATCGCTGTTCGACAACCACGCGGGCCTGAACGCAACTGCGCAGAACTTGATTAGCTCACTCGTTTACGAACTGTCTTTTTCGGACGCGGTAGAGTGGGCCGTCAGGAACGAATTTGTTCCTGACCCGGACGCGAACGCGGACGGGGATTACCCGGACGCGCTGCTTTACGAAGAGGGAGACGCCGTAGAGGTATACGTCAAGGGCAGTTGGATCGCCGGGGAGGTTGTAGAGGTAGATGATTGCGATAGAGACCTCCCGTATCTGGTTCATTGGCCCGAAGCGCCCGAAGAAGAGGGTTGGGTTTCAGCGGACGACGTTCGCCCCCGGTCTACGTAAGAAGCAACCTACAGAAAGGTACCTAGTCGTGAATATCACCGAAGTGCTCGCTAACCATCAGCTCTGGTTGAACGGCGACCCTAACGGCATTCGCGCCGACCGGAGCTACGCCAACCTGCGCTACGCCAACCTGAGCGGGGCCAACCTGAGCGGGGCCGACCTGAGCGGGGCCTACCTGAGCGAGGCCAACCTGAGCGCCGCCAACCTGCGCGACGCCGACCTGAGCGGGGCCTACCTGAGCGAGGCCAACCTGAGCGCCGCCAACCTGAGCGGGGCCAACCTGAGCGGGGCTAACCTGAGCGACGCCTACCTGAGCGGGGCCGACCTGCGCTACGCCTACCTGAGCGAGGCCAACCTGCGCAACGCCAACCTGAGCAGGGCCAACCTGAGCAGGGCCAACCTGAGCGACGCCGACCTGAGCGCCGCCAACCTGCGCTACGCCAACCTGAGCGGGGCCAACCTGAGCGGGGCCGACCTGAGCGGGGCCTTTCTCCCTGACGGTATCCCCGTAGTGCCCGACATTCACCAGGCGCTCTACGAAGCGGTCTCTACGGGCGGGCTAGCTATGAGTAGAAGGCACTGCGGGACAACCCATTGTAGGGCGGGCTGGATTGTAATGCTGGCAGGAGAAGCGGGGGCGGCATTAGAGGAGCGGTTAGGAACGAACGCGGCAGCAGCCCTGATTTATCAGGCCAGCGACCCGTCTCTAAAGCGTATTCCTAACTGGTTCGCGAGTAACGAAGAGACGCTAGAGGATATTCGCCGTTGTGCGGGCGAGTAAGGTTGTACGTCAACGTAGAGGGGCCGCCCCGTGGTGGCCCTTCTCGTGGGCGTAGGACTAGCAAGAGGGCACTAACCGTGAAAATGCGTAACCGACAGCTTGCGGACTTCACGCGAACGGAACGAACGGCGGAAACACTATCGCAGAACCTTAGCGAAGAGGGCGCGTACAACCAGAACATTATCACGACGGCGCTTGTTCTCGTGGCGAGAGGGCAGGGCGATTGGCTCTACCAAACGCAGTACCTTAGCGGCGCTACTCTTTGGCGCGCACCCGATAGGCGATACTCCGAAGTAATCCACCCATAACGGTAAAGGAACGAGCAGTGAAAGACCCATTTCGTCCAAACGGCTACTTTGACCCGCAAGCGTATCTCGCGTTCAGTCGGGCCAACCCAAACCAGGAGCTTCCCCCGGTAGAGGGGGCACTGGTGGAAAGCCGACTAGTGACATTCACTCACGACAACGGTTCGTGGATTAAGTACCGTATTCTGTACGGGTCGCACTTGCCGATATTCCACGCGGTACGGCTCACCGAGGACGGGGACGTACTCTTTTGGCCGGACAGCGAAGAGCCGGTAGTACAGTCGTTTTATTGGGCCGCTGAGGGACGCAGTTGGGTTTTTGCCGACCAATAAGCCGCCGCGAAGCGTTAGTAGACCGCTGTGTAACGTCCCCCTACAATCAGAGCACGGCGGCGAAGGACGCCGCCCTTCGTAGAGAGTACACTCGAATGCAAACCAACGTAGCGTTGACCCTGATCTCTAACCGCGTCGCCACTGTCGAAGGGATTTTAGAGCTGTGGGAACGCGCAGATGCGCGTCGGGCCGAAACGATTGCGGAGGCTCGGGGGGCCTCCAACTGTCGTGTCGTTATCCGAGACGAGGTATCCCCGCACTACGGCGCGAATATCCGGGCCGCAGCCGCCGAGGTAGTAAACGAGCTTCGACGGGCCGCCGAACGCGGCGTAGGTGCGCACCACGAGGACGCTATCGCGGCGTGGCAGCTCGTAGGTAAGCTCGCTAAAATCGGAACCCTTGAAGAGGTTTCGCGCAGCGTCGAAGTAGCGGCCAACCGGGCGCGTGCCCTGGTGTCGGCTACGCGCAAAGCTAATCGGCAACGGAGCGCCTAATGTACGAATTCACGCAGGCTTTAGCGGCCCTTCGGGAGTACGGGCTAGGTCAGTGGATCGTAGAACAAACCAGCCCTAGCGCGGCCACTGTATCCGGCGCTGATCTTACCGGCGAGGTCAACGGCGCGGGAGAAATGATTACGCTGACCTACACTCGCCCTTTAACCGCGCGTTGCGCTGCGGGGTATTGGGCGTCTGGATACTGGATTATTCGAGAAGCAACCTACAGAAAGGCTACTGACCGTGAATATCGAAGAAGTGATCGCTAACCATCAGCTTTGGCTGAACGACCACCCGAACGGGGCGCGCGCCAACCTGAGCAACGCCGACCTTGGCGGGGCCGACCTGAGCGGGGCCGACCTGTACTGGGCCGACCTGAGCGGGGCTAATCTGAGCGGGGCCGACCTGCGCCGGGCCGACCTGCGCAACGCCGACCTGAACGGGGCCGACCTGTGTGAGGCCAACCTGAGCGGGGCCATTCTACCTGCGGTTATTCCCGTAGTGCCAAATATTCACCGGGCACTGCTTGAAGCGGTCTCTACAGGCGGGCTGGATATGGGTAGCTGGCACTGCGGGACAACCCACTGTCGGGCCGGTTGGGTAGTAACACTCGCCGGGCAAGCCGGGGCGGCGTTAGAGGCGCGGCTGGGAACAAACGCGGCAGCGGCCCTGATTTATCAGGCCAGCGACCCGAACCTAGAGCGTATCCCCAACTGGTTTGCAAGTACAGAGGAGGCGCTAGAGGACATTCGCCGTTGTGCCGGGGAGTAAGATCGTACATCAACGTAGAGGGGCGGCCCTCGGCGGCCCTTCTCGTGGGTGTAGGACTAATGAGGAAGGGGAACGTAAGGCGCGTACTTGTGGTTACGTATCTATCGGGTATTGGCCGCAGCGAAAAAGTTTCGGACTTGGAGGCGCTATGGAAGGTCAACCCGCGACTACCTTTTGTGAGTTCCCTGTCAGTGGCCGCCGTAGGACTGAGCCGAGCGAGCTAGACTATTCGTATTCGGGAGACGAACCGCCTTACCGTCGCCCGTTGGACGAGCTGAAAAATGACTTCGACGCAGCCGAATTTACTTACCAAGGGGAGGTCGGGTAGTGCAGCAGTATCAGGACGTTAGTGTATTGGTGGGCGTAACGCTAGAGGCCATTCACCGCAGTACGGACGGCGACGAGTTGGTGTTTATCTGCAAGGACGGACGCCGCTGGAAAATGTTTCACGACCAGGACTGCTGCGAAAGTGTTACCCTAGAGGACGTTATCGGTAATTTGGACGATCTTACCGACGCTCCGATTTTGCAGGCGGAGGAAGTCTCCGAGGGCGGAACAAATGACTGGGGTAGCTATACTTGGACGTTCTATAAGTTCGCCACTATTAAGGGGTACGTTACGCTTCGTTGGTATGGCGAAAGTAACGGCTACTACAGTGAGGGTGTGAATTTTGTAGAAGTTAAGGAGACCTATTAATGTACAGCTTCTTCGTTCGGTATTACCCTGGATTTGACGTACACACGGTCAACGCGATACTTTCCCTGGGCTTTGGGGGCTGCTATTCGAGCCACCCCGGCGCTGACGGCGTGCGTATCGAGACGGACGACAGTCGAACGCTATTTCTAATGGCGGGTTATCTTGTCAACTTCTACTCGGCGGAAGTGCGCCCCTGTAACGGCGAAAGCCTAAAAGCTCTTAGGCGGACGGCGGGATCGTTGTGTCAGGCCATAGGAGTGACCCTTTAGAAAGAGCGGCCTAACCGCCGGTAGCCTTTGTAGCGGGGAGCCGCTAACAAAAAAAAAGAAGCCCCCTTTACAGAACGTTTCGTTCTCTGTAAAGGGGGCTTCTTTTTTACGGTCTAGGCAAAGCGCTTTTCGAGTGCGGCCAGACGCTCTTCCAAGCCCGCAACCTTTGCGGCGAGTTGCTGGATTGCGGCTCCCTGGTAGACCGCGAGACCCTGATAGTTGACCGCCAGCAGCGGTGCCTCGTTCGGGTTGGCCGGGTCGTGGTGTTCGCTCACCAGTTCAGGGAACACCTGCTGTAGCTCCTGCGCTATGACCCCGACTTGCGGGAGGCCGTTTGCGCGAAGCTGGTAGCGGTGGAACGTAACCTGGGCCAACTTCTCTAGCGCGGTAGCGTCAAGCGGCTCAACCTTGTCTTTCAGGCGTTCGTCGGAGCCAACAGCCCACGGCTGGCTCGTCCAGGCGTAACCATCGCCGCGAACGTACATCAGCGCCGCGCTGCCTGCGCTATTCACAACGGCGAGAGGGAAGTGACCGCTGTTATCGCCGCTAGAATAGACGCGCATACGCTGGTTCGCAAGAGGAACGCCGCCCGCGCCGGTAAAGCCGTAGGTTTGAACGTTCGCAGGGCCAAAGCCGGTATCCGGCCCAACGCGCATCAGACCGCCGCCCGCTACAATTGCGTCCACGCGGTTATTGGCGTCGTGAAAAGCAATCGAAGTCGTATCCAGGCCATTCAGCAGCAAGGTAGCGCCGCCGGTAGCCCAGGTGGAGCCAGTTGGCGTATAGTTCTGTGTGCCACTTCCGACAGAGACCCACCCTGGCGTTCTCACTACACTAGCTTCCAGGTCTAGCGGACGGAGCGCGTTGTTTGCAAAGTTACTGGCGCGAACGCGAACGCCACCGCCGTCAATAGATCGCAGTTCAATCCGCTGGTCTGCCGACAAAGACTGAGAGGCCAGCCAACCGTTTGCCTGGATATTTTGGTTCTGGATAAGCACACCCGGCGCAGCAATCGAACCAACCGTACTTAGATTACCAGCGCTGACCTGGCCGAAAACCAACACGGACGGGGCACTAAAAGGGGCAGTAACAGCAACGTCACTGCCGTTTAGCACCAGCGGGATTGCGGCCCCACCCGAATTACTACGCGCCGAGACACTGGCCGCTCCCTGCCCGCCATAAAGCTCTAATCCGGAGGTAAAGGCAGCCCGGTGGTTGCCTAAAACAAAAAAATCGTGGCGCGCAGCGTATGATTGGAGTACCGCCTCTGCCCCTCCGCTTGTTACGGCGTTTACTTCAATCTGACCGGCTTCATTATCGCCGGTAACGCTATACTTGTCGTAATAGGAGGTGACATACTCTAGTCGGTTGTTATCCGCGATGAAAAAGGGTTGCGCAGAGCCGCCCAAATAGAAGCGGTGTGCCAAAGCACGATACGAAGCAATAGTCTCTCCATTATCCGCGACAAGCGCGATACTGCCCGAAGTAGCCACACTAAGGCTTGCCGTTGTAACATTAGAGCTGCGTGACAGGTTTAGTTTAGCGTTATCTTTTTCGATAGAAAGCAAACCAGACGCCGCTGTTCTAAAGTTATCGGCGTACACCGTCCCCGTCACCGTAAGGTTCCCGTTGACTGTCTCGTCTGGCATTCGTCCCTCCGTATACGCAACCCGCATTAGGTTGCCCACAAGAGGGAATAGCCCCTCGGCGGTCTACGGAGATAACGACTAGCAATAGGTTCAATTCCGACCCGTTCGATAGACGCCGCTGCGAAGCAACTGTATACTTTTCGAGCTAGCCGCCCCGTACGCGGCGGTAGGAAAGGAGACACTGGTGCTTCGCAAAGAACGGCAACCCCGCCTGCGTGAACGAAACAACCCCGCAGAAGAGTACGTGGACGAAGACCCGCCGGTAGAGGCGTCCCGCTCAAAAGAACGCCGCGCCCAGGAACGGGATCGCGCCGCCGCCCGCCGACTAAAGTACGCCGCAGTTGCGCAGAGTTGACAGACCGCGTATACTACTTGTGCAGTTAGTGCAAAGGCTCCTTTTATGCTCCCCCGGTTTCTCGATACCCTACAGTCCCCGCAGACCCGCCGCGCCTACGCCGCTGACCTCCGCGCCTTCTCTCAGTGGTTATCCGATAACGGATACAGCGTAGAGGAGTTGCGACCAAAGCAACTAGCCGCGTACCGGCAAGCACTACAGCAGGGTTACGCACCGGCGACGGTGAACCGGCGACTGTCGGCAGCACGTGCGTTTTTGACCTGGGCGGTGGCGGAGGAGCTACTAAGCGGCGACGTATTGGCGGCGCTTGCCGTTCGCGGGGTTAAAGTACCGCTGGTACTTCCGCAGTTGCTTTCGCCGGAAGAGTTTGAGGGAATGTGCTGTGCTTGCGACACCACTACGGTAGCGGGGGCGCGTAACCTGGCACTTTTGCTGGTGTTGCGGGCCACAGGCGGGCGCGTAAGCGAAGTCGTGGGTTTGTGTATCGAAAACGTGCAGTTTCCCCGCCACGCGGACGAAGCGGGCAAGGCGACGGTAATGGGGAAAGGCGGAGACGAGCGACTAGTCTATTTCGATCACCAGACAGCCGGGGCGCTTCGGCATTATCTTGCGCTGCGCGGCTTTCCGAAAACGGGGCGCTTGTTTGAGTTGAGCGACCAACGGGTACGGCAGCTTGTTACAGAGCTGGGCGCGGTTGTAGGTCGCCCGGACGTTCACCCTCATTTGTTCCGCCACCAACTGCTTACCGAGTTGCTGGACGACCCCAACGGGGGGGATATTGACGCGGTACGGCGTATAGCAGGGCATAAGCGTTGTGAGACGACGCAGCGCTATACGGCGCAGGCAACGGCGCGGTTAGAGGGTTTGTATTTGCGGCGGCGCGGCGAGAAACCGGCGACGCGACCCGCTGCGGTTTCTGTTCCGGTGTAGAAAGTAGGAGGAGGTGGCAGTAGAAAGTAAATATCGCGCCGCAGAGGCGACCTATGGGCGCAATACCGACGCGCTGTTCGCGTACCTTCACGAACATCGGCTAGAGGACTTAACCCTCTGCCTGGGCTATTGGCTCTTATACGCCGACAGAACGCTGGGGTTGAACGTATCGGACGTGGCCGCCAGGGCAAAGCGGCCTGTTGATACCCGGGTAGAGGGGGAAGCCGCGACCGTGGTGGAGGAACCGCTTTCGCGGGGCTTTTTGTCGGCCATTCTTAGTGGCCGCTCTAAAGCAAAACCGCAAACGTTCCGCAGGATTGCGGAGGTTATTGGCTGTAATCCACTAGAGTTTGGCTTAGCTGATGGGTGGTTTGATGAGGTTGACATACGCAATTACAAGCTACCTAGCGCCGGGGATTTTAGTCCAGTAGCCCGAGAACTGGACGATATTCCGATTGGCGAGCGCCGCAAGGTGGTGGCGCTTATGCTCGCTATCGTTCAGTTGGCGAAGGCAGACCTACAAAAGTAAGCTAAACCTTCCGGCGCTCCGAAAGGGGCGCTCTTTACTTATCGTACCTGCGGAGTAATACTTCGCAAAACCAGAGGAGAACTCAGTGCTGTACAATCCTTTTAACGGTTACGGCCCCTTCGATTGGCTTGTTTTTTTGGCGATTGCGGGTTTGCTCTATGCGGCTTTTGGCAGAAACGGGGACTTTCTCGGCTGGCTTGACCTGAGCGAAAATCTTGAACGAGCGTTCAAGGCGGTACGCGGTACTACAGGGCGTTCGGCGATGATTAGCGGTATCGCGTTTCTCGCTATCGCTAGTATCTGTGGTGGCCTTGCCTACTACTTTGACTTGGAGAGTACCTACGATTGGCTGGCCGAAGCCCGCCGGGCGGTGGAAAGCAGCTACGGTTTGGTTTCGCCACAGTGGGCCGTTATGGTGGGCACCCTCGTTTCGTTGTTTCCAACGCTGTTGGAATTGTTCGGGGCGCGGTTGGCGCGGGCGGGGATTACCTTTATTGAATGGCTCGTGTACGCCTTTATCGTGTTTGATTTTATCACCGACTTAGAGCGTTCGGCGCTCTTCGTCCAGACGTACATTGACCGGGGCGCGCTCTTGTGGGCGGGGCCGTTTGCTGGCGGTCTTGGTATTGCCGCCAAGCTCGTAATGACGTTAATCGCGTCCCTGGTTATGGAAATGGCCTTTATTTTGTTTCTTGCCGCCGGTATTGTGCTTATTCTGAACGCAATGAAAGGCGCGCCAGAAACCGGGCGAGGCGACGCACGCACCGCCGGGCGGGCCTAAGAGTCCTTGCAAGCCACTAGAGTGGCTTAAACCCCGATTTGAGCGCACTACCGGGGTAAAACGGCTTGCAAGCCACTAGAGTGGCTTAAAACGCCTCTTGGGACAGCCCCCGAGAGGCGTTCTTTGTGGGCCTACCACCAGGGAAACGCACGAAAAGCCCGTTTTGGGGCCTGGTGGCGGTGAAAATCGACGGCTGCAAGCGACCTTGCAAGCCACTAGAGTGGCTTAAACCCCGATTTGAGCGCACTACCGGGGTAAAACGGCTTGCAAGCCACTAGAGTGGCTTAAAACGC